AGCAATTACAACGCTCTCAAGCATTAGCTCAACAGGCGTAACGTCTTTTGATGCAAACACACTTTCAACCGAAGCCGGAACAGGTATTACAGGCGGCACAGGCACGATTTATCGTAGCTCTGTACAGCGCGTAGGTGGCATTATTACCACTCGTATTCTGATTGACCTGACGGGCTTGCGCTCAACTGCAAGCGGCGACATCATCGGTGTGAACGGAACCTCTAACGTATGTCACATTGGTCAGATTACAGCCGCTCAAAACGGTACAATTTTGACAGGTAGCATGGAGTGCTTTGAGGCACCCACAGGGGGCGACCCAGACATCAACGTACACTCGGCAACAGAAAGCACGGGTGTTGAAGATGGTGCCATCTCTGGTTTGGCAGAAACCCTTTTGGTCAATGCGGGCGATGCCACCCTTGGTAGCAAGGTGTACTTTACGGCGGTGCCAGCGGCTGACGAGTTTTTGTATCTGACATTAGGTGATACGACTGACGCCGATTACACTGCGGGTAAACTCTTCATCGAATTGATGGGCTACGCGGCTTAATTTAGAGGGGGGCCATGCGCCCCTCTTTTCAAAGGAGTTTATGATGGCACAATCAGATGTAATACCGCTAACGATTAGCGACGAAAATGCATCGGACGATGACCGCTTGGTTACAGCCGCAAGGCCCAATACATCTGCGACAATGGCGAACACAACCTTTGCGGGTGGCGCGGCACGCAATGTTATTGTTACGACAACTGGCACTGGCGATAATGAAAAAACAAACACTATTGTTGGCACAGACGTTTTTGGTAACGCACAAACAGAGGTAATTACCTCAACGGGTTCTGCCGAAGCGGTAGCGGGAACCAAGTTATTTTTAACAGTCACCTCTGTAACAAGCTCTGCACAATTTGCGGCTAACATTAAAGTTGGTTCTGGAACTTTGTGCGCTCAAGCAGTACAGGGTGACCTTAGAATAAGGCTTAAAGGCTTGTCCGTGGTATCGGGCGGCACGGCAGGGGATGTAGAGTTTATAAACGGCACTCCAGAAAGTGGCACAACTTTATTTAAGGCAAGGACTATTGGCACTGCAAACACCACTATAGATAGAACAATACCCGCAGAGGGTGTTCTGTTTAATAGCGGGGCAAGCGTTAAGTACACATTGGACACTGTAGATAATATTACAGTCTTTTATGCATAGGCGGCACAATGGGAAAAAAGGAAAAAGACATACTAGGAACCATATCTCCTTTATATGGGATTGCAACGGGGCGTGGAGCATTTGGCAAAATCGCTGATGCTGGCGGGCCGGGGCTGGTTGGATTGCTGGGTAGTCTTCGTGATAAGAAAAAAGACGAAGAAGATACTGCTAAAAAATCAGGAATGATGACGCCCAACATGAAAGCGGCTCAAGATGTTAAAAGAATGTCTGCTGGCGGTAGAGCAAGAAAGCGCCCCATTGATGGCGTGGCTACCAAAGGCAAGACCCGCGCTATCTACTAATGTCTAAGACAAAATATCCCGGCGTTACGCGAACACCCAGCGGTGGGATAAAGTACAGAGGCACATCTTTTGCTGGGTTTAATAAACCCAAAAAGTCTAATCGTTCTGGTAAAAAGGGCATGGTGCTAGCCAAAGAGGGCGACAAGGTTAAGCTCATCCACTATGGCGATAGCTCTATGGGCCACAATTATTCTTCGGCGGCGAGAAAAAGCTTTAAGGCACGGCACGGCAAGAACATAGCCAAAGGCAAAATGTCTGCGGCTTATTGGGCAAACAAGGAATTGTGGTCAAAGGGCGGCTCTACAAAGTCTCCGCCTAAATCACAGAAGCATAAAAAACTTGGCAGGAAAAAATCATGAAGGCTGGAAGAAAGATTGGCTGTCCTAAAAAGCCTATTGCTATGAAGAAGGGCGGCAAAACAAAATCAAGGGTAAATGAAGCAGGCAACTATACAAAACCTGCCATGAGAAAACGAATATTTAATCGCATCAAGGCTGGCGGCAAGGGCGGGCGTCCGGGTCAGTGGAGCGCGAGAAAAGCCCAAATGATGGCCTCTGCTTATAAAAAAGCAGGGGGCGGCTACAAAAGCTAGGCAGTGATATGGAACCTATCAGCACTGCATTAACTGGCATCGCGTTGGTGCAGAAGTCTGTTGATTTTATTAAGCAGAATATCGCTACAGCGAACGACATCAAGGACATAGGTGGCGCTCTGGATAGTTTGTTTGCGGGCGAGAAGCAAGTACAGCAAGAGCGTTTTGGCAACAAGTCAGTTCTTGGACAAACAAAAGATGCGGCACACAGCGTTATAGATGCCAAATTAGCCAAAGAGCAAATGGATGAAATGAGAATACTCATTAATCATCGCTTCGGTCACGGGACATTTCAACAGATTATAGCCGAGCGCAATAAGCAGATAAGAGAAGAAAAAGAACGTATTGCCGAGGCAAAGCGCATAGCGGCGAGAAAGAAAAAAGAACTTCAAGATATGCTATTAATGTTTGGCATGGCTGGGGGTGTTGCTCTTATTTTTGTATTAGCAGTCGTGGGGTTTGTCACCCTTAGTTAAAAGTTATAGGTGTAACTTTATGGAACAAACGATAGAAGAATTTCACGGGACGAAGAACATCACAGTGGGTGGTGGCTCCAGCGATATTGAGGCTGGCATAGAGTTCATATATCATATGCGAGAGCATATCGCAGATATTGGAATAGCCACGGTTTACGGGTTGGTGGTCTACGCAATGGTTTTATGGATAACTAAAAAAATTAACGGGTAGTTGCAGGATGGGAAAGTCAAAGTCACAGAAGAGCCTAGATAGCTGGACAAAGCAGAAATGGCGGACAAAGTCAGGGAAGCCCAGCACCCAAGGCCCAAGAGCAACTGGAGAACGATATTTGCCTAGCTCCGCTATTGTGAATATGTCGTCAAAAGAATATGCGGCGACTACCGCAAAGAAACGAAAAGATACAAAAGCTGGTAAGCAGTTTTCTAAACAGCCTCAGAAAGTTGCCAACAAGGTAAGAAAGCATAGGACATCATAATGGCAGTTGTAACACCAGATTTACCGGAGATATTTGAAGAGGCATTTGAAAGAGCGGGACAGGAGCTACGCTCTGGGTACGACCTTAAAACAGTCAGGCGTAGCTTTAACCTACTAACCTTGGAGTGGCAAAATCGTGGACTCAATTTATGGACTATTGCAAGCGGCACAGAAACTCTTAGCGAGGGTAGCCAAACGTATACCCTACCAACAGACACTGTTGACCTTTTGGAACACCAGCTACGAACAGGTAGTGGCACTAATCAAAAAGATACAAACTTGGAGCGCATCAGCGTATCAACGTATGCTCAACAAAATCAAAAAAACCTTCGGGGGCGACCCACCCAAATCTTCGTAGAAAGACTAGCAGGGTCTACAAAGGTAACGCTGTGGCCCGTGCCAGATGGTTCAGAAACATACACCTTGTTTTACTACAGGCTTGTAGGTACGGACGGCCTTGAGAGTGGCGTATCTGGAGCCGCCTCAAACTTCATTCCACCAAGGTGGGTTCCGTGTTTGGTTGCAGGGCTTGCCTATCAAGTATCAATGAAAAAGGCGGGTAGCGAACAGAGGGCGGCGGCACTGAAGGAAGAGTACGAGTTCCAGTATCAGTTAGCGGCAGGCGAAGATGCAGACAGGGTGTCGATAAGGTTTGTTCCATTTAATTCTGCTTTTGTGGAGGGCTAGATGTACGCGAGAGGCAGTAAGGCTTTTGGATACTGCGATAGAACGGGCTTTCGCTATCCACTAAGAGACTTGGTTGCAGAAGTGCAGAACGGTGTTCGCACTGGACTGCTTGTTGGCAAGGATGTCCTAGACGGCGACCATCCGCAAAACTTTGTGGGAAGACTCAGAGTGTCAGACCCACAATCTTTGCGTGACCCCAGACCTGACAACAGCGTGGACTCTGCGTTTGGTCACAATCCTGTTGGTGGGTTGTTTACAGACCTAACAGCAAAAGCTGGAGAAGTAACAATTAAAATTACATAGGGGGTTACGCTGTAACTCTCTCGGTATTAAAGTAGTTAGACATATAACTTTTGGAGATGGGCATGGCTAAAGAACGACCGGGATTAATGGCAGGACTTGTTAACAAGCGAATAGCGGCCAGCAAGCCAAAAAGAGGGCGGAAAAAACGAGCAACGCCAACAAGAAACACGAACCCTCTTGGGGGCGACCAAACCTCTA